TGACCCTAATACCTTTACAACTTGGGCGGCGGCAGTACCCACATGGAGCAGTGCTTTGGGTTCTTGGTCACAGAGTTGGAGTCAGGTAGAGAACGTTCTTGTAATGGCCGGATACACAGATACAAAGCTGTATCGCAATAATTCCGGGAATAGAGAAGACACTACAGACATGACCTCTTACATTCAAAGGACAGGTCTATCTACCACAGCACAAGGACAACCGGATCAAGTCGTTGTAAAAAGAATAAAAGCTATATACCCCAAGATGGAAGTATCTGGTTCTGATAACACGGTTAATGTCTATGTAGGCACTCAGATGTCCACAGAAGAGGCCGTTACATGGACTTCTGCCTACACTTTTAACCCTGACACACAATCTAAAGTTTCAGTTAGAGCATCTGGAAAGCTCTATGGAGTTAAGTTTGAATCCACCGGAGACTTTGATTGGAGACTTGATGGGTACTCAATAGAGATTGATGACGCTGGAACTAGAGGCTCTAGGAGTTACTGATGACTGGATTATTGGATCCTTTACAGAAGAGAAAGGCTGCGGGGTTGCTTGATTTTGTTAGCAATGAAACGAATGAACCCTTAATTCTAGCCAAACCACCATTAAGCAACAATGCGACTCTACAAGCACAAGAAAGAGACGCAAGAATAATGGCAAGGCGACAAGCGCAAGAAAGAGACACAAGAATAATGGCGATGGAGAACCAGAGGAGGGCGCAAGCTCAAGCACAACCACAAGCACAACCACAAGCGTGGAACCAAGAGGATATACCAGAGTATGCTTCACCGGAAGGATCAAGGATACCGGATTACGCGGTTGCTGGACTTAATGAGGCCATAGAAAACATTGCAAGATATTCCAATGAATCTGCGCTTAACCCAGATGAGAAAAATGATTTAAGAAGATATCTCATGTTTTTTAGAAGACACCTTGAAGGAATGGGGCTTAATAGCGGTAGTGCATTCTCCGACCTTTTTAAGAGATACATGACGCCAGATCAACACAAATACTTTATGGAGGAAGGTGGGAGTGTTTTAGAGCCAGACCGCGCCCAATTCGAATGGTCTAGCGACTGGAGAGACAATCCAGACCATTTCTATAGGAATGAAAGGGGTAAAGAACTTTGGGATATGATTTCACCGTTTATAAAAAGGTGGTGAACTAATGGCTACATACAAAGACAGAGTAGTAAAGTCTGTCACTCATTATGAGCCGGGGCCATTACCACTAGATCAAGAGGATTTAGGAATATATGTTGTCACAGAACTTAAACGCTTGGCTGATATCATATTCAACCAAGCCACATTCAGACTAGAGAGGATACATGTCGCGCCACAAAGACCAAGAGGGGGGGACGTCAGATACGCCGATGGATCGGACTGGGATCCGGGATCGGGCGAAGGAATCTATTTCTTCAACGAAACCTCATCCGCATGGGTCAAACTGTAAAATAGTCTTAGTCTCCCCAGAGGATATCCCATACATATGGGAAAAGGTGCATGAACACCTTAAATTAATGATGCCTCATTCTGAAGGAGAATTGAATCCTGAAGACTTTTATGACGCTATATACGAAGGAGAGATGCAATTATGGGTAGCTGTAGACGGTGATGAATTGTTAGCTTCTATGGTTACTCAAATAGTTAATTATCCAAGAAAGAGGATAATGAGAATCATTTCCATTGCTGGAAAGAGCATGGAAGAATGGATTGAATATATGCCCATTATAGAAGATTGGGCTTTAGAACATGGGTGCGTTTCACTTGAATGTTGGGGGAGAAAAGGATGGTTAAAAGTATTAAAGGATTGGAAGTGTTCATACCACATAATAACAAAAGACCTCAAAGGTAGGATGCACTAATGGCTAAAATCTGGAAATTTAATAGCGAAGGTGACTATGGACTCTTTGAAGAGGATTTTCACGAAAAAGCCCACAGGCTTAACGTTGAGGCTGCCAAGAAGAAGAATAATCCACCAAAAGTAGAAACCTATACACACGCCTCCCAGCCCGGTTTTATTCACGGGACTAATGTTTCGCTTGATTCAGCGGATGACACATCAACACCCGAGCATGAAGGCCATGATATTAGCAGGGAATTATATAAGGCCGTTCAAGAGGATGATGTAGATAAGTATACAAAAGAGAATGTAGAAAAACTAATAGAAAAAGAAAGTGGTAAGGAAATACAAGGCGGTCTTCTTGATATCACTATAAAACCCATTGCAGATAGTGGTGGATACACTTGGGTTGATGATGTCGCTCCGGGAGCAAGTTTTGAGTCAGGCGGTGGAATTGATGCCATAACCGGCAAGCCTGAAACTGATTTTTATAGTAGAGGTGCAGGAACAGTAGATCAGCATGACGCCTATCTTGATTGGAGAGATGCGGGTGGCGGTATAGCATGGCCCGGTGGAGATCCAGATAGACCATTTGGTCTTGGAGGGTCATGGGATACAGATCTATATGATAAATGGCTCGCTGATAGAGGTGGAATAGAAAATGTTATTGATATGGTTAATTCGGGGAAGATCACATCTGGCGGGTTGGGGACTCAAGGTTTAATAGATTATGGTGGTGTTTCAGGCGGTTCAGGAACAGGAGCAGGATCAGGAGTTGCAGGATTGATGTACAACACCCCTTATACTCAGCCAGCCCCGAAAGATTGGTCACATTTGAGACATCAATTTGCAGGAAACCCAAACTCAGAACTTGCTCAGGTTCTTAATACTCCCGCTAGTGGAGCCATGTTTGGTGGCGAAGGTGCAGCAATGCAACCGTGGACAACAGGGCAAGGTGTTCCACCGGGTCTACTTAACTACCAGATTCCGGGAGGGCCAGCAGCAAACGTATCATTTTCTGGTGGCAATCCGGGGTTGTTTGATTTTAATGCAGGTGGTTCAGGAAACGGCGGTAATGGTGGCAACGGTGGTAATGGTGGTGGTGCATTAGATACATCTGTAGATGATGCAGCAATGGCAAGACTTTACGCTGCTGCCGGGGGTGATCCTCGGTGGAATGCTGTTTCATTTCAAGGTCGGCCATCTGGTCATGATGTTTGGTTTTATGGCCCTCGCGGAGCGAGTCCTGAATCTTACGGATACGGTGGTCGTGATTACTCATATGACGCAATAATGAGTGACGCTCATTTAGCTAATACGTCAGGAAAATAATTAGAGGATAACATTATGGCAGGTGGAGCAACAACAAGAACAGAACCGTGGGATCAGCAAAAGGATTATTTGACTGCTGGATTCAAAGAGGCAGGTAGGCTCTATGGTAAAGGTGTTCCTAATTATTATCCGGGGGCTACATTAGCAGGGTTCGATCCTAGTCAAACAGCGGCACAACAGGCTGTGTTAGGTTATGCACAAGGTGAAAGACCAGCTGCCTTACAAGAGGCTGCTCAACAGACAACGCTTGGGCAAATGCAGGGAGCAACCCCATTTACTGGCGGTCAGATGAATGACTTACTTGCTGGAAACGTAAGAACAGGCGCGGGAACCCCGTATGGTGATTTGGCTAATATGTATGGTCAACAATACCTTTCCACAATTGGTGCGAATATGCCAGCCGTCAGGCAGCAGATGGTTGAATACCAGCCCGGCGGAGGGTCAAGGGGAGACATTGCCCAATCGAATGTTATCAGTGCTGCTGGGAAAACACTAGGCCAAAACCTAGCCCAAATGTATAGCGGTGCTTATGATACAGCCCAAGCCCAAAGATTCCCTGCCGCTCAAATGAGGCTCTCTCAACAACAAGCAGGACAAGCTGCTTATCCATCTATTATGGGCGCACCACTAGAGATGTATAAAGCCGTAGGAGATGTAGGAGCGCAGAGAAGAGCTATGAGTCAAGAGGCAATTAACCAAGCTCAACAGAAGTATGCTTATCAAGTAGGCGCACCACAGAATGCACTATCTCAATATATGGCTAATATATCAGGAGACTACGGTGGAACCACTACCGAAACTCCTAGCGCACTCTCATCATTAGGACAGATTATTGGCATACTGGGGGCTTAATTATGACATTTAGCTTATTTGGGAATAAAAAACCCCTTGATCCAAAACCACGATGGGAAACCTATGACGTCCACGGCCCAGAATTTATTGGCGGCCCGGATGGGAATTTGCAAGAAGATGAAAATGCTGCGTTCCAACAGGCCTTATCTGATTGGAGGGAGATAAAAAATACAAGGGAAGATAGAGATAACATTTATAAACAAATGGCACAAAAAACTGGGGATACGGCTCAAGTTTACAGGTCAAAAGCCGGTACAAGAGAAGCCCCTCCCAATATGATGACCTCTCTTTTTCCGTCAAAATTTGGCGTTGCTAGTGCAGCGCCAGTAGATATTCTATCCCCAGAGATAGAGTCTGTTAATGATCTCTATAGAAAACGCCAAAACATGTTTAGGTATTCATAATGTCTGCATATAATTGGACTCCAGAAGAAAAGCAACAATTCTTTAATCAGTATGGTTTTTACCCTGAGCAGTTCAGGGGTAATGCTCAGGCATTGTCGGGTGCGCCGAGATATGATGAAGCCGTTGATATTCTGGAAGAGGGTCTTAATGCACCTGAATTTTCAATGTGGCCTGATAGGGAAAAAGCCACCTATAACGAGATGTTTAATATTCAAGAACATGGTCAAAAAGAAGCTGATGAATTCAGGACTTTTGCTGCAAAATCTCAGCAAGAAAGAGATGCAATATTAGATGGAGAATACAATCAAACTAGTAGGTTAGCCAATCTAGCTTCTGTGTTTGGTGTAAATGTTAATCTTCCCCAGAGAAGGAGTTCTGCTTCTACTGTTGATCCAGCAAAGGGGATTGCTGAAGCAGCAGCAACTAAAGCATTTATGGCAGAAATATACAGGAATCCACCACGGTCAAAATCGGAGGTTTGGGATCTTATAAGGAAGAGTAACGCCTCCAAGAAACAAATAGACATTATAAACTCTTTATTTCCTAAACTAAATCTTGGGGAAGTAGTGCCAATGCACAGATGGAATGAAAAAACTAATTCAATAGAAACAATCCATCGACATAAAGATGCGCCAAATCGCCTCGAAAAAGAAGCTGGATTTGGTTTTGCTAAAGATTGGGCAAAGATGGGTAAAGCTGATTTTGAGGCAGGTGTAACAACAGCGACAGAAGCCAAATCAGCTAGACTCTCTGCTGAGATAATTAGTCTAGCACAAGATGCTAGAATAAAAACCGCAGCAGACCTTGATGCGTTTAAGGCTACGCTTTCTACTGAATTAGCTGCCGCATTAAAAATTGATTCAGAGGTAATGTCTGCCTTAAAAGAGGCTGTGCCAGAGAATGTATGGAGGTTCAAGGGAACAGAAACTCTGTTTGCAGTTGGCCCTGATGGAAAAACAATAGTTACCCAAGATTTTGACACTGGCGGGAAAGATTACTTAGAAGCCTTAAATGGAACTTTCATAAGGAAGTCAGAGAGAATTCTCGGCCCAGTAAAAGGACAGGCGTTGCAGTGGGCTAGGAAAGCAGCCGACTTGGATATAAATGCAAAACTTCACGCTACAGAATTTTTTGAGTCTGTGGTAACTGATCCAGCCAATGCAAATCTGACCCCGACAGAATTAAAGTGGAAGTTTGTGACAGGATTACCTCAACAGGGTATTCGCCTAGATTCTGCTGGTGAGATGTTTGACGAGTCTTATGACGCAGAAAATAGAAAAGCAGAGAATGTATCTATGTATAGTAGCCTCTTATCCAACATCCTAGATGCTCCGCCAGACAGTGTTAATAGTATTATAGAAGCCGTAAATAAAATACAGGATGCAGCTACTGACCAAGCTGCATTTGTTGATGCTGAAGACTCGTTCTGGGAGAAATTTGAAGCTAGGTATCCTTATCCAGATGATGAGCCTAGAACCCTATGGCATCCTGTGAATGGTGAGTTCATTGAGAACATAGGTACTTATGCTAAAAGAAACGAAGCCTTTAAGAAGGGATTTACATCTGAAGACCCGATAAATACGTCACCTGCTACAGAAAAGAGAGCAGAAAAACAACATCATCTAATCACAAATACTATTAATCTACTTCCTGCCGGTGCATTAGAATGGCAGTATGAGGGGCAAGAACTCACCACCGCACAAAATAAAGCCTTCCTTGAAAGACACCCGCAAGGGATGACAAGGTTTACGAGAAAAGGAGAACAAGATTTTGTAAAGGGATACAAGGATGATGTTGACGCGGAGATCGCTCGATTCGATGAATTGACAGATAACCTGAGAACAATCATACAAGCATCCAGACAGGGGGGTGCTGCTGATATTGCACTCATCAACAAAGTTATCAAGATGTACGATGAAGAGGGTGTTGTTAGAGCAAGCGACACCGACATGGTTCAGAAGTTAGAGCCATTCATAAATACTCTAAAGTTGTGGGTTGACAAGCAGATAAAAGGACAGCCAAAACTTCTTAGCGATGAAATTGTCGCAGGGTTAGAAAGGGTCGCCTATTCCACATGGAGAATAAAGTGGAATAGTTTATCTGATCGTGTGAATGGAATGAACCAACTGTTTGATGCGAATGTTCTTCCTTCAGCCTACGATCTAGGAAAGGATGAATATGACCCATCTGCTGGCGAACAAACAAAGTGGGCAGGAGAGGGAGTAAAGAGAACTTGGACTTCTGCTGTGGGTAATAGGATACTGAAAATACAAAAACAGAATGAAGAGTTGATCCCGTATATAGAGCTTGAAAAAGCTCCACAAGACCCAGCAGAATATATCCTTACACTGGAGTATACACAAGAACTAGAAAGATTAAGGAAGATAATACTTGGTGATCTGGCAACGACAACACCTGCGGCAGAAGGCGGATTTAGCACTTCTGATTGGTTGGAATAACTAATTATGGCTGAAGAAAATAAAAAAATACCATTAAACATCCCGCTGAAAGATGGAAGCACTCTCACCATCTATGTAACCGCAAGAGGCCCAGACAATAAAGGAAACATTGTTTCCTTTCATGAGCTTGCTGCCAATCCAGAAACCTCTCAACTGGCTGCTAGAGTAATAGCAGACGGTATGAAGGAGCAAATTGATCTTAGTCCTGCGGAGGTTGCTACTGGATGGTTAAACAGTATAGCATCAGGTGCATGGCTAGATGCAGCGGAGGAAGTAGGCTCTTCTATCCAAGCATTACCCGCTTTAACGGGTGGGTGGGATGAGTATACCGACAGAGCGCAACAACTAAGAGATGAGTTTAGGACATCTCAAGGGCTATTCCAAATAGCACATCCAGAGCAAGCTAACTGGGCGCGTTCTATTGGGTTTACTGTTCCAATGGGGCTTTCTATATTATCTGATCTTATAGCAACAAGGGGTGGAGCTTCTAGGGCTTCATTATCTAGGGCTGCTACTATGAGAGCCGCCAATCCATACCTCATGGCAACGGAGGGCTTCTTTCCAAACACCATAGAAGCTGCTCTAAAGATGTCTGCTTTAGCAGGAACAGAAAGCGTTATGACAAATGAGGGCTATCTTAGAGATAGGATAGAGGAGTTGCCCAGTGCATTAAGAGAAGGGGCTGAGTGGGGTGTTATATTAAACTTTCTCCTTCATGGAGGCGTAAGATCTATTTCTGGTATTAACAATAGAGTAAAAAAGGTGAAGGATTGGTATGCAGCATCGAGAGATGAAGCAAGAATCGCAGATATAGAGGGCCAAAGAGTAAGACTGCCTTATCCACCAACAGAGGGAGGGACTACAACACCAGAAGTTTCTCCTTCCAGAGATGTTGCTTTAGATCTTGTTAATACTACATTAGCAAGTGATGCTCTTCGTGGTAGACCTACAACAGGAGCATCTCCAGCAATTATTTCTGATGCAACCACGGGTACAGGAACAGTTCATGGGCAAGCCCCTTTTATGCTAGGTGAGTTTGGTGGCCCAAGAACTCAGGTTCTACAAAAACAGTCCGTAAAAGATGATGTTCATTCTGGTCAAGATGTTATTGATATGTTAAGAGAGAGGACAAATCTTGAAAATGTAAGAAGGGACGCTGCTTTGCCTCAAACGAATGCAGTAGATGATGTGCTTGCCTCAAGAGAAGGTAGACTAACTGGAAGGGTAGAAGGTGATGTAGTAGAGAGGCCCGGTGTTCTTGGTTCTGATCCACTTCCACCCGGAGTTGGCGTGGCAGATATCTATTACTATAATGCTTATCAACATCCAGATGCTCCACTGTCTGGAGGGAGTGGTGGTCTTGGATTTAAGAATTTCTTTGGGGTGTGGAAGGGGTGGAATGATGTATGGAAAAATGCTGTCAATCTTAGGGAACTAAGGATTACAGATAAGAAATCCCAAACACATACTGAAGATGGATTGAGCAACCAACTACCTGATGACTTCAATCAATTCTTGAGTGGTATTAGATTGGTTCCAAAGACTACACATAAAAGACATGGAACTAAAGTTGGTGTAGGGGCAGAAGCTAGGGTAGTACATGAGAAATACGATATTGTTCAACAACACTTTAACCCCAAGACTGAGAAGTGGGTTGATGTTGCTGCCGGTAGAAGCCCCAATCCTAAGTGGGAATCAAGACAGAAGTCTTCTAATGGGGATTGGGTAATTAGACTAAAACCAGAACATAATACTATCTCCTATGAAACCTTGCATGATATGAGGAAGGGATTACAGGCGAAGATAAATGCTGCCGAAGCAAAAAATACTGGAGAAACCCCTGAGTTAAACGCTATCTATCGCCAGCTTAACGAAAGGATACACCCTAACAATCCAGACTTTGCTAAAGCTGATCGCTACCATCATCAGTACCAGAAAATGGTAACAGCATCAGGAGTGGGAACATCTGCGGTAGAATCTTCGCTTATTCCTCTGGAAAGAAGTGTTGCAAAAATGGGTGGCGATGAAATGAGAGCATACAAAGCAGCGCTTGTACAACAAATACAAAAATTAGGGTTAAGTCCAGAGGATCTAATAAAACCAACTGGAAAAAGAATAAGAGATAAACTGCGTACCATGTTTCCAGCCGGTAGGACAGGGGATGATTTGTTTAACCAGATGATAAAAGAATTGTCTGATTCAGCAAAAATGGCAGAAACTGCCAAAGAAATTAAACCTGCATCTATCAAAGAACAAGCAGATGCCGCTATGCAAAATAAACGAGGATGGGGCAAAACTTTAGCTCTTTTAGCTAAGGTTCCTGCCTATAAATTTTCCCTGCCTTTTGCTTTGGGAAGAGATATTGTTGAGCAAGCTGGACGCATTGAGAAATTAGCAAGTGTAGCAACAGCTAGGGAATTGAATGATATCCTTAGTAGATTAAGCGGCCCTCCAGCCGAAAGACAGTTAGCGGAACTTGCATCACGAAAGGCTAGAGTTGAAGGCAATGACATTGAGGCTAATGCGATAATGGATTTAGTTCAATCTCTTAAAAAGGCTTCAGTACGTTACGGCGCATTACAGCACACTTTTATGGGGGAAAAACAGGAAAGACAAAACTACCCCCTAGATACTTCTGATCCAAATGCTGCTTCTCTTAAATCGCTAATGCCGCAACAGCAAAGAGTTTATCCTGCATCGGATGCTATTAAAGGAGGTAGCTCTATGTTGATGGACGCAGGAGCAAAGTATATATTTAATCCTTTAAAGAGGCGGATTTTTTCAGGCCCAGAATGAAAAAGATTTTATCTTTATTATTTCTAATATCTCTACCTGTCTCAGCAGAGATGAGGGTCGTTGAAGTTCCTACAAAAGTAGTATGCTGGGACTCTCTAACAGAGGCTCTCGATTACCATGCAGGAAAGTTTGGAGAGTATCCAATAGTAAAACTCTATTCCGGTGAGGATGGAGGTGGAATACTACTGGTAAAGCCAGATAAAACCAAGTGGACATTCCTCGCCTTTAAGCAAGACAAACCAAATAACAGAACAATTGTATGTGCCTTCTTTGAAGGATCTGCATGGGGCGTAGTTAATGTTCCACAGAATAAAATAGAGCTATGACCAACGGAGTTCAATTCAGCAGGAGCATCTCTCTTGGACATATAATAGCTACTGTAGGTATTATAGTTGCAGGGTTTACCTTTATCTACGATCTGAGAGAAGCCATCAGCATCCTTCAGTTCAAAGGGGACACAGTTGAACAGAGATTAGATAGGATAGTAGATAGAACAGATTCCCAATTCGATCAGATTATGGATCATTTGGTTAGGCTTGAGGAAAAGATTGACACACTAAAAGAGGAATAGTAAATGCGTAAAATTTTAGCACTGATATTAATGTTATCACCACTAGCTGTCTTAGGCGCAGACTTTGGAAAGATAGATGTAAACACAAAGATAAGCCATGAAGACGGTATACATGTAGGCTTAACTGGGAGTGGGATATATAGCTTCGGGTTAGCCGGTGACGGATACACATTTTCATTTAATGGAGAAGACAATGATATGGAACTTGGTGTTTCTGGAGTATATCTCAGCCATTCGGACTCAAAAAACATAGGGGTTGGTTATGGTGCTGGTGTTGGAATATTTGATGGCGGTGTTCATTATCACTGGATGTCGAACGGAGATCACGTTGTAGGAGGAGCCACTACGCTCACAGTTGGGGGTGTTGGCCTTGAAACTTCTGCAGATTGGAACCTGAGCGCCTCTGACATCACAGGAAAAGTGGGAACTTCACTAGACTTGTGGGGCGCACAAGCATCCGCAGTATCTAAATGGGACATAGATGACCTATCTTATGACGGCTTGGAGCTGGGTGCAGGATATGCTATTCCAGTTGCTGCCGGTATACATATCACTCCGTCCGTTGGTATGGACTTTGACAGTGACTGGGGGCGTGGCGATGCAACTGCTTCTGTTGCTATTAACTTATCATTTGGCAGTAATGGAATTCAAACGCTATATTAATTTATATTATGCAAATAACATCATCCCCCAGAGAGACGGTTGTCCTTCCTTACTTGTTTTGTCTTTGGTGGTTTCGGCAACGAACAACACCTAGAAAAAATGTTAGCCTTCCAACACCTTGAAATAGTCAAGGAATCTTATAGACAACATCTATGGTTTACGGTTAAGCTCTCCTCTGTACTTTTTATACTGTCTATCTGCGCCCTTATTCATGGGCTACTCCCTTCTATACTGTTGGGAACAGTATCAGATAAGATCAAGCATTTAAATGCGGCACTTAGTGAAAGATGAGCGATGCGATTGACGTAAGCGATAAAACTAAATTCGCTATGCCTATACGCAACCTGATATCTCTGGTTGCATCTGTGGCTGTAGGTGTCTGGGCTTACTTTGGCATTATTGAGCGACTTAACATGATTGAAACTCAAGCAATTTTAGTTCAGGCTGATCTAGTAAAGAACACCGAGTTCAGAATTAAATGGCCCAGAGGCGAACTTGGAGCGTTGCCCGCAGATGCAGAACAGTTCATGTTAATTGAACACTTATCGGGGGAGTTTGACAAACTTCTTCACAACATAGAAACTGGAAAGGCTCCATTCGACCAGCAACAGGCACTCACTCTGGACTTCTACAAGCAGAGAATAGAAACCCTTGAGGTTAAGGTTGAGACATTAAAAGATAACGTAGCAAACTTGAAGGCGCACAACGGTAATGATAATTAAAACAATGTTTGTTCTAATGCTATTTGTTAATGGCAGTGTCATTGAGTTTATGGGACACCATGAGAATGAGAAAGGTGAATGGGTAGAGATGGGCGTACCGGGATGCCTCTCTATGAAGAGAACTCTTTCTAGGAATGGATGGAAAGATAATACTGACACCAACACCAGATATGCCTGTGAAAAACATGAGGTTGCAGTAGAAGATGACTGGGAAGGCAGAGAAGTGGTAAGAAAAATCTTGGATTAACAACTATGGAGACAATAAATGGAAATACTCAAAAAGATATGGAAAGAAATCTCAGAAAAACCTTTATGGGCAATCGCTATTTTAATGGTTGCATGGTGGCTCTTTGCTTAATAATCCTGACGGGATGTTCAACGATCAAGAAGGCAGCGATAGTGGGGGCGTCGGCAGGATTGGGTGCGACTGCCGGGAGTGTGATCGCTGGGGGTGCGATTGCGCCAATAGCGGGGAGCATGATAGCTGCCTCTGCAGCATCTGCCGTGACGAGTACTACGGGTACAGACACCCAGCAATCTCTGGAGATAACGGGTGATGCCACAATTGTTCAGGAAGCGCCTTCAAATTTCTTTTCATTGTTACAACAGCTTGTGGAGGTTGGCGGATGGTTGCTGATCTTAATCTTTGTAGTTCCGATGGTGTTGGGATGGATAATTCCGGGGCCACTGACAACTCACAGGAAAAAGAAAAAGAGTTAGTCCTCGTAAAGTGGATGGATATCATATCCTATTCAGACTGGACTACACACGATAAGATATCATGCCCCATATTTGAAAGTATTGGATGGTTGGTACACAGGGACAGTAAAGAGCTAAAAATAGCCACCACCCTAGACAGGCATGATGGCTTAGGAGAAAACGATGGTGAACCTACTTACTACGGGATAACTTCTTTTCCTTCTGGTTGCGTTCTTTCTTGCGTTCCTTTACATAGTCTTCCAAGCTAATACCCTCCATCTGCTCAAACCTCTTTTCCCAAGTAAGTGGTTGCCCAGCAGTTCTTAATTTCCCCTCTGGGGTGAGTTCATTTCTGTGCTTCCAACAGAACCTAGCAAAGTGTAGCCTCCTGTTGGCTTGATCCTTATTATATTTATCCTCCCAATTACTGAAGTCTACCATTATCTTCAGAAAGAAACGTCAAGTTTATCATACCGGATGTTATACATATCTACTAGGGTTTTAAACCCGTTTGATGAATCTTTGTCGCCCTTCCTCCATATTACGGCTTTCTGGAAAAATTCTTCTGCATCTATATCTCCGCAGTACCAAACTTTCTGAAGTTTTTTGTACCACTTTCCACCCATTCTTTTTAGACCGTCTGCTGGTTGTCCGTGGCGGCCACTTTTCTCAAACTGTAGGCTTATAAAAACATATTTGTCAGGCTGTTGGTGTTCGCTAGTTTTAGCAACCGATCCATCGTAATGAGGAAGTGGGGCAACAACACGGCGTTTTGTTTTTACTTCCAGCTTTTCTCCGTTATGTACTATGTCAAAGTCTTTACTGTCTTTTATGTTTTCCCCAATATAATTAGCAAAAGCGATCTCACCAAGCCTTCCTGCAAAATTTCCGGCTCCGCTTGTAATTGAATTATGTATGCCGCCCAGATTTTTTCCCCACTCAACGGCCTCTTCAATCATTGACTTATTAAAGGTAAGCTCTTTCACGCTTTCTTACTTCGCCAACAAACGTGTTAGGTCATTATACTTCTTTGGGTTATCGCCCTTATCCCATTGTAATATCCATCTCCGTCTAAACCCTCAAGCATGATAATGCCTCTCCACCATTGATACTCAGTGTCTTGACACCATGTTTCGGTGTACTTTGGGTGCGAGAAACATCCAGCAGATAATCCAAATATCTTTTGACCGTCAGGCTTAGTCTGTTCAGCATGGTTATACAGGTGAGAATGACCCTGTACCGCAGAACAATGCAACTTTGTAATCAAAGCGTGTCCTATATGTACAGAACTAATCGGTCTTCCTCCTACTCCTGATGTAAAGTAATGACTAAAGGTAATGCCCTGTATCGTTACACACCTCTTAAATGGCGTGATCTTCCAGCCAAATCTTTCGTATTGTAAGTCTTCCATTCCAATAGATCCGTCAAGTTCTGGCGTAGTATTAACAGCCCTTGTTATCCTATCTTCATGGTTCCCTATGCACATATGCAGCTTGGGTTTGTACCCACGTATTCTTTTTATCGGAGCAAATAGTTTTTCTTGTGCATCTATCACTGCCTTTACATCCTTGCTATACCTCCTACCCTCAAAGCCTTTGGTTCCCTTATCATAAGAGGACAGGCTAGGCATATCAGCCATGTCCCCTATGCACACTATGACTTGAGGTTTTTCCCTTGCTATAAATTTTCCTAATGCAGTAAACCTTTTGTTGTCATAGTTAGGATGAGCGTGTGGATCACCGATAACCAGAAGATTCATTAGGATTCCCCCTTATAAATTTCAGCTCTGATTATTTCGTAATTTCTTTTACCTTTTTCTTTTCCCGGCTCTTCAAAGCCAAGACCTACGGTATTAGGAACCAAGTCTAACACTCGTATTACCAGTGGTTTATCTTTTTCTCCAACAGGATTTATAACTATTGCTTGTTGTACATGTCTACTAAGTCTCAGCATCTTAGTCTTTCACCTCGTATGGGATAAGAATAATTGTCCATCTTATGACAGAACCCTCTATTTATTTCGCCTATAAGTGAATTTGAAACCTTAAATTCTTTAGCTATTTCTTTGAATGTCTTTTCTCGCGCATAAAGTTCAACTATTATTTCATATGCTTTGTCCTCACTTATCATAAAATAACTATTACTAATAACAAAACAACAACTATAACTACTTGCATTACTTCCTGTTCTCCAACTCTTTAAGTCGCTTATACCCCACAAGGAATCCACGAAAAGCCATAAAGTTTTCATCGATCTCAACAGAAGATCCAGACTCGAACTCCCCTGTCTTTTTATCAAACCTGAGAACATATGCCTTATCTACTGGCTTCCCTCTCATATCCTCTATGGCTTTGGCATAGGCAGCACATTGTAAATGGTAAGCTGAGTATATAGCCCCAGAAGTTTTGAAGTCTATAACACAGTATTCCCCATTGATTATAGCTGTAGCATCTACTGTTCCTGCATATTTATAATCTCTGTGATAAACCTTCTCCTCAACAGTAAGCCACTCAACCTCATTAGATTTAACCCACTCCCTAAAAGCATTGATTGAGTTCTCTGCTTCCGCCCACTTGGTGGGCATATCGGGTATCTCGCCTCTCCCCAGCTTCCACAGGATTGCTTCTTCACACCACTTATGTACAGCCGTACCCACGTTCAAAGCTGATCCCGATGTTTTTCTAAAAGCCCCTCTTATGCCCTTACCCATCTCAGCCTCAGTCATTGATGGGTTTTTACCTAACAGCTTGTGCGCGTTCATACCAAAGAACTTAGCCCCCTCATTGGCAGCCCACGGCACTAAAGCAGGTTTAGCGATAGAGTCAAGAATGGTGGTTACGGAAGGAGCATACTTCCCCTCTACGGTATAGTAGTGCTTCTTCTCCTCGAGATTTAATTCGATTACCTCACCGTCATGATATTCTATTTTCATTTAGAAGTCGAAATCCTCGTCATCAGCAGTTTTTTGTGGCTTGGAATAGCCCTGACCGCTATCTTGTGGCTTCGAGAATTTAAGAGAAAAGTATGGTTTCCCATTTTTGTCTTCATTCTTCCAAGCCTTAACTTTCCACTCTTCCCCATTAATCAAACCCTTTCCATCAAGCAACGGGTCTGTATCCTTGCTCCTATATTTGTTCTTAAAAATATTTATAGAGTTATCTTTAGGTTCCCATTCCATTTTCTTTCTTTCCTCTTGTTGCTGTTGGTTCAATAAATCGTTGTGATGGCTAGCCCCGCTAGCATCATCAAATTCTCTCATCCATCCATCTTCATCCGAAGGTGCTGACATTATCCTACCCCTGCCCTGCTGTTTGCCTGTAGTGTTCTCCATACTTCAATCTTAGCCTCTGCGATTGTAAATAAATGTTTTAATCGTGTCTCTTCTTCAACAGAAATTTTAAGACCCTCCAAGACCCCATCGTAATCATCGTGAGCAGAAGCCCATGCTTTCTTGTATGAATCTGTTCCTTCTGGTGCTGCAAGCATAAGTATAGAATGTTTAACTTTCTTATAGTCGTCTAAATATTTTCTGTTAGCTGTAGCTTGAGAGAGTTTGGTAACGTTCTCCATCATCCAATGTAATGCTTTCTCTACTGTCTGCTCATCAGTCATTAGTCTTGTCCTGTATACGGCCATCCCATATCGTAACTAATTCGGTGGTCACTTTTTGTAATTTCCTAATCGCCTTTTCATTATACCCGATCATTGACCCACCTCCCGTTTTGCAAATAAGTGGTTTATCCGATGTTCTATCAGAAACCCAAAGATACCACTTCTTAACTGATTGCTCTTCAGTCATAAAATTGGAACCTCATAAGGATGATACTCAGCAGATATTACTCCTGTCTTCATGGCTTTGTCAAGAGTTTGAAGAATGAAAAAGAATTGGCTGTCCATCAACTCTCGATTTCCTTGGTGCATTTCTCCATGACATTCAAAGCACAGAGGCATAGTGAATATATCTGAAGCCTTAATTCCTGTTCCGCCAGACAGTGGTGTTCCCCTTCCTTTTAAGTGATGTGCTACCACAGTGTCATTCTTGACGTAACAGGCACAGCAAGGCAACTCAGAGACAAACTTGATATAGTCTTTGCTTTTCCATCTGGTATGTTTGGGTATGGTTCCCTTTGCATACATGTGTCTTTTCTTTTCCTTAGATTTCACAGGCGTCTCCTGTACAAGCTAGTTCCTGACTTGATGTGGTATTGTCATCGCTTTCTTGGAAAGATTCCCAATCAATCTCTTTTGGTTTAGGAAAATTAGCATATTCAGATGCGGTTATTTCTTCGTAGGGAGCCTGTTGGTAAACGTGGTGGTCATCCGCTTTAGGTAAGAAGCTAACCCCACTAAGGATATCAAAATTCTTGTAACACCACGCTCCTACATCGAGCCATTCATCCTCTTCAACATAGATCGTTACTGAGGGTTTGTGTTCGCACCAATATAGTGCAAATTTCTTCCATGTCTCAAGGTGGGATATAGCATCTACCTTATCTTTTGTAATGGCTTTGGGGTGCGCCTTCACAGCAAAAGAGAATACCAGAGACTCTAAATTAGCGTTATCTTCCTCGTATGGGATTCCTGCTTCTATTAAAGCTGTGTTCAAGGGGTCTTTCTTGTCTTGTCTCACTCTGCGGATGTAGTGTTTCCCAAAGGAAGGGTGTAAACCACTCCCTGCTACTCCAGTTAATTGAGATACCGTCCCGGAAGGCTTAACACAGGTCACAGCTACAGACTGTGGTATCTTTAATTTCTTAGCCCACTGTAGATTAGTAGCTACCGCATGATCTTTCCACGCAGTAAGTTGCTCAGGAGAGGCGTTTAGAACCACAGGGCAGTCATAAACCCCAGTGAAACTAACCCCTAATAGTCTTTCTTCTTCAGCGTTCTTTCTCCAAATGGGTCTAACGTACCTAAAGTTAGTTAAGGTAGATTGGAAAGTTCCCAGAATAGTAGCATCAGCCACCTTGCGAGACACATCATCTATGGTGTCCGTAGGACGCAGTACGCACTCAGAAAGGTTGCAAGTTTCTTGAGAAACAAGATTTATTTCCGAACAAGGATTAGTTCCGAATTCTTGGGTGTTATCTCTTCTCTCGGGAGCCATGTCTTGGACAGCTTTTCGATTGAATATTCCCCTTTCCCCGCTCTTTGATTCATACAGGGAAATCCACTCACGCATGAAGATACCGATGTCAGGCTTCTCCGTGTAGCACACAGAGTTATTAGCTAAGGCTCTCTGTCCGTTCTCTACCCACCACTGACCCATCTTAGCCCTCTGCATACGCTCGTCTGTGAGGTTGCTCAGGCTCAATTCGGCTGATCTACGTACACCCCCTACTACCACAGCCTCCCCATTGAAGCACAGGAGATCATGGCACTCTAAGCTGTTTAGCTTCCGTCCAGAAGCATTTCTGAATACACGAATATAGTTGTTAAATAGCTTAATCAGAGGTTCGCTGCCACTTGCTCTTCCCCCGAAAACCTTAAGCCTAGCACCAGACGGTCGAATACGGCTGTAATCTATCTTGGGTACTAGCCCTTGATACAATAGACTGACCAGTTCCCTGAGTCCAGAAGCCCACCCTATTTTAGAATCCCTTACAACTATTGTGGTATCTGTATCATGGAACTCATTCGCTATCTCTGGAAGTTTACCAATGTACTGTCTTTCCACAGAGAACCCAACTCCAGTACCACAGAGAAGGACGTACAGGTTTTCATCGAAAGCCCTAACATGATCCACAGCAATGTAAGAACAATTGTATCCTGCCATTTCATCACGATCTAATGCAATTCCTGCTGTCATTAAACTCCGCATAGAAGGCATGACATTCATCTGAAGAATTTCTTCCTCTAGGTGGTCTGGGAAATTAGGAAAACGTCCTTTCATAAACGAGACATACCTACCCACGGTTTCTTCCCAAGACTCCCTGCGCTTGTGTTCGTCAAGATAACGAGCGTACCTTGATTTGTGAATAAATTGCTGATACTGATTCATTCTTTTCCTCATAAGTACGGTTAATTCAGATGTGGTTGTGTGGTTGGATGTGGTTAGTCATACAAGGGTATGCTCCGATAGGAAGAACGTTTATAGAGCCTCGGAGCAACAACTCTCACTACAGGGGGAGTTAACCTGTTCCACCATAATTAAAATCTTCTTTGTTCACTGCTTCCTTTAGTTCTTTTTCATCATAATAAGACAATATAGCTACCATGTCGGCTAGATCATCGAAGTTTATCAACGCATACATTTTGGAATTACTCTTCTCTGTCATAACGACAACTGGAATTTGATCTTCAGTTGAGCCTCTCTCTGCTTGAGAATACCAATCCTTTAGGTATTGAGGCAGCTTATTTCGATACTTGCACTCTATACCCATATGCGGATGATCTACATCGAGATCAGTTTTTCTATCTGAAACGCTTATCCTAGTACCTCCACATTTTTTTGCAACTCGCCTCTCAAACGCCTTCCAGTTTTTGTCCATCTTCCCCTCCGTCTTCGTAGTCGTCTGGAATAATTGGATACGTTGATTGTTTAGCGGTTAAAAGATTCATAGATTCAAGATCCATCCACAGATCAATTGCACATTCTGCCATGTCCCAATGTCGCGCTTTTGAGATTTCAAACGAAACATCTGGATCTTCTATGTCTTCGTTGTAGTATCTTTGGAGAAGAATTACGTTATCAACCCTATCTGTTAGTTCCCCTGCGCCTCTAATAGAGAATCTATCTATTTTATCCTTTATTGAGAATGACTTACGTGCATGAGCCACAAGAATAATATGGCACTCCAAATCCCTTGCTAGATCAGCTAACCTGCACACCACATCTTTTTGTGCGCTGTAGTCATCATTTTTAATTCCTGATATTGTCATGAGGGAATCAACCATAATGATATCTGTATGGTAATGGTGGATAGCATAACGAATCCCTGCTTCCAGTGTGTCTAAATCCATCGAGCCTTCTTTGTCAAAGAAGTAGAGTTTATCGTTGCTCCATCGGTTGAAATTCAATCCAAAGTCTAATTCTGGTTTAACGACTCCAGAAGCCATGCGCCACATTCTTATTAACTGAGAACGTACAGACATCTCTAAGGAAACTGAAAGTACCTTAGCCCCTTGAGTCATACATTTAAGGGCAATTTGTCCTAGAACTAGACTTTTTCCTGACGAATTTATTCCTGCTAAGATGCTACATTCGCCTGTTCTGAGGCGAAACTTGCTGTCAAGAATAGACCACGGCAGTTTATACCCAGACTTATCTTCACCAAGAACGTAATAATCCATAACATCTTTGGTGTAATTGCTGGCACTCTGTATAGAGTGATCCGCTTCAATACGCAGATACGGAGCCAGAATTTCTGGTGTTAAGTGAACTTCTTCGTTTGGAATGTCAAGGACGTTTATTTTTTTGTTCCCCAGTAGCCTGAATCCATTAAATCTAACAACCTTCCGTGCTTATCCCTCTTTCCGCTCCCCGGTTTCCAAAATGGATTGTATTGTTTTTCCTTTTGCACATAAATGAATCTCCAATTAACCACAGCATACCCCAAACCATGAGCGTAAATCATTGGGGATGGATTGTCAACCCCCTCGCTGAAATTATTCACGGTAGCACTAAGAACCATGTTCACAGGCACACGACGCTCATCCCTTATTTCGTTTTTGTCGTTCATACCCTGTACGTTCAAATACACAGCAAAAGCCTGAGCCACACAATCCTTTTTAATTTCTTGTGGCACTCCAGACAGAAGTCGCATTCTATGGATATTATTCAGAATCCTATTTAGGAATGTTTCCTTGTCAAACCATCCCGTTTTTTTGCGAGTCACAATAGCTTCTTTTTCGATGTTACTCACAACCACGACTAGCTTTTTTATTGTTTTGACTGATCTAAGCATCCTCAAATTATACCCCCAAAAATGCCATGCTCCATTAACGTCAACAACTGAACTTGACTCCCAATACGAGCGTAATTTACAATGGATTTTTTAACTACAGGGAAAGAAACAATGCATTTCACTAAGACAATGGAACATGCTGAAAATCTTGTTGAAAAGTTATCGCAAGAACTATCTGATCCTAACGCCGATCCGTGGAGACTTTTTATCAGACTGCATAATTGGGTGAACCATGACATGACCGATTGTAAAGATGCGTGGTTGTCTAAAAACAGAAAGAGACAAGACGATATTTTAGATTTTTATGTTCGCTACAATTGGGGGAAAAGACGTTGCCATTGGTCTTATAGCGATTATTACCAATACGCGAGAATTTGTCTGAATTTAGATCGGCAAGGTAAGCTGTGATGCGTAATCTACGCTTGCGGAATTATCGCACGTATATTGGGTTAGTATTTAGAAACTCTAACAAGGGGAATATCACATGAAATTAGGAGAAGCCATAAAATTCGCAAAGCCGGATTTGTTTGAATTGTCAGAAGCCCGAAAGGATCTGCTGTGTAAAAGGATTCTGGATTCAAGCACCGAAACCCTAATATATTTTTCCAACCAAATTGACTCGGAATTACAGGATCGAGACATGAGAGACTACGGCACTGAAATCGAATGGAGAAAACAAAATGCCAATGTATAGAAAACCGCGTAATGAGTACGAAAAAATAGAGTGGGTTCGCAGGAAAGAGATGGTTAAGAGCAACGTGAATTTAGCGTTTGATTCACTCAATTTGTCAAAAAGAGAATTTACTAAGAGGGTTTTCCCATATTCGACTAACATCACTGACGACTCTAAAAACGTTTTCAATTGGCTGAGAACCGGACAGATGACCAAACCTATGTTGATACCGTTTTCAAGGGCTACAGGAGTCCCCATAGAATTTTTGCTAGGTGAAGAAAATAAAATGCTAGAGCGGGAACTTAAATCAAAAATAATGCTTAGAACCCCAATGGGGTGAGAGGAGTCTACATGTCGAATAAAGTTGATAATGTGGTTGATGTGATCTCGTCTAAATATGGACATCTTTTGCGAGATAAAGAAGTAAAAGAGAATTTTTATATGCAAGAATTTGACGGTGCTTCTTATGGTGATAAAGATTCAAGAGAATGGGTGAAGAATCTGGATATAGATCGGTCAAAATATGAAAATAGCTTGGATGATGAAGACCCAAGACCGGAGAAGATTCAACAACATTTAATCATGTGGCAAATGAAGTTAGGAGTAAAACTCAAAGACAGAGCATCATTGCGTAGGGCAGTTATAGATGAACTGCTGAAAAGATACCCACTTAGCGAATGAAGAGGAGCCTATAATGTTTCACATATCTGGACTTTCACAAGGACGACCCTATGCGGTAGGGAGAAGAGTCATTAAAATATCACCCAGTGGCGAATTAATGGGCGAACCTCCGTTGGAGCCTGATGATGATGAGCCAGACCAATACGGCAGAGAAGAGTTTGGAATAGAGGTTGAAGATGGCGACACAGACCTAAATCTGCCTTAACTATCAATAGTTTACACGAGAAACCTTACATTATTAGAGGGGGGGAATAACCACTGAAAATCCAGATGCTGGGCTGGAGAAGAATTGGGATGGTGGAACCCGAAACCCACAAGCACCACTACTAATCACACCGCTATGACAGGGGGCGGTACAGCAAAACATGGGTCTATGTGATATTAGTAAAATCCATTCTATTTGAATGCCATGACAATAGCTGATTAGCACTAAGATTTAGAAATGACAGGTACATATCACAATGCCCTGTCAAAAAGACAGTTATGTCTGCACAGGGGAGTATTAGTAAACTCTAATATGACAATAACACAGAAGTCCGACACACAGAGTGAAAAATATAAACGAGCCACACGGAGACACAGAAACCTTACACAGAAAGACAACAAATTCAAAGGTTACTATCACAAGCCCACTACTGCATACAACAGGAAAAAAAGATTTGATTTCGATGTGAAATAGCTGTACAGTGTCGTTATGGAATTGGCACACTTAAAAATTACAAAAGGCACTGG